ATTTCTTTAAAGACTTCTGAGGCTTTTTAAGTGCCATTACTTATAGCCTCCACCCTTAGCCTTGTACTGTTTTGCAAGCATTTGGGCTTTTCGGGCTGACCACTGACCGGGCTTACCGCCCTTGCCACCCGCTTTAATCTTGTTAAACAAGTTCTTCCGCATGGTCGGCTTGGTATAGTTGCCAGCCTGATTAACCCTAGACTTAGGTTTAGTAGCCATAAGATTTTCTAACTGGCTTCTTTTTAGGCTTTGCTTTTGCTTTAGGCTTGGCTTTTGGTTTTGGTTTCATTTTATAACCCGGCATAACAATCTCCTTACTTTTTGTGTGCCTTTTGAATAGCAAAGTCTGCTGATTTAGATGCGCCTTTGTGTGGTTTATATCCGCCAGAAGGATCTTTCATCAACTTGTATTCTTTGCCTTGTTTCATCCAGTGATAACCGTCGGGTGCTTTAACTTTCATTTTGACTCACCATTTTGTCTTATGCGACCAATAACGCGCAGATAGCTTACTGGGATTGGAGTCCTGAGCATTGTGTCGCGCGTAGTAACTTTTCTTTCGCGCTTTATCCTTTGCTGTCTTAGGATTTTTCCCTGCACCTTTAACACCTTGCTGACCAAAACGAATTGTCTTGATCTTATCACCTTGCTTCGCAACTACAACATGCGATTTAGTAGGATGGCTGGGCGTTCTCTTCGGTTTGTTGAACCCGCTTACGCCCGCGCGCGCCAGTCTTGGGTCTTTCTTTTCCGCCATCATTCAACTCCTTCAGTTGGTTCAACTGGGATTTCAGCTCCTGTATCTCCAACTCCAAGGGCTCCAATCTCTTGTTGAATTTGAGGAATATTGTCTGGAGTTCTCTGTCTGTTAGCATTTACTTTTCCTTCTACTTCTTTCTCTTTAATTAAAGTCTCAGCAAACTTCATCCGCCGCTCAAACTCTTTGTCTTCCGCATCACCCTCTTTAAGGTTGCGAGTTACTGCGTTGATTCTATCTATCTCAAGCTCCATTGGAACAGCTTGCGCTTCTGCCGCAAGTTTTTGCGCTCTAGCTGAGGATTCTTGAGCCTGAGCATTAAGCGCGTTAGTTTGCGACTGTTGGAGTTGCATTTGAGCTTGCTGCGCCGCCATCTGCATCTGCTGTTGTTGCATCTGCATCTGTTGAGCTTCTTGCGTTGGCTGCATAGCTTGCTGCATTGCTGACAATAGCTCTTCACGGTTTGACAAATTCATGTTGTCGATAACCGACTGCACGAGCGTCATATAAAGCGGAGAGTCTTGTCCCATTGTTTGTAGTAACTGGACAAGTTGAGTGACTTCATACTCACGAGCAATAATGCCCAGCGTTGAACTAGCATTAAACTTGTAGTCAGCAACCGGATAGTTTTCTGGATCAAACTGCATATACCGATAAGCCGCTTTTTTAACGAACGGAATCAAGAAAGATTGCTGGAAGTTAATTAGTGTGCGCTTATGTCTCTTAATAACAGCGCCCAGCGACATGCTAATACCCGCCGCCGTAGCTTCGCCGTTTACGTTACCCGCAAGTCCTGCCGAATCGACCGCACCTGTAGCTTGCTGCACCATCTGCTGAAGAGCGCCGGCCTGTGCAAAGGTAATTTGATTAACCTGACCGAAGTTAAAGGGCTGCAATACCTCCCTTGGATCTCCATTAGTAAGAATCATCTTGCCGGGACGAACCTCTGGCTTGGCTCCACGAGGTAAACGGGTTGCATCAATTGCCATCATTGGGTGAATAGTCAGACTTAATGCGTCAATACGTGCGCGAAGTTCGGTATCGAGTGCTTTTTGACTGTTGTAACCTTTTTCGCAAACGCCACGACCCCAGAATCGCCCTGGCACTACGTCCCAAGGAAAGGCAACAACTGGCCGATCCTGCATCATGTAAGGATTTGGCTCTGCTTTTAGCAAGATTCCGCCATTGGCAATGACTACAATCGCTTCAACGTAGTAACTTTCCTCTTCTGTGGCAATGTCATCGACATCTTCTAGCGCAGTATCAAGCAAATGACGCGGAACTAAGCCGTAATACTTAGTTAAACGGACTTTATCGTCGTTATAGATTGTAATGTCCTGATCCGGCTCAAGATCGGTGTCTGCTGCAGCTGGGCCGACGTATTCTTTGCGATATACACCCTGCTCTTGCAGCAATTCTACCGAATGACGGCTAACAAACTCGTCAATGCACACACCTAGCGCCTCATCCACGCTAGTAGCTACTGGGTCTATCAAGAAGTTTTGAGGAAGGACAGGCTTTAGCTTTACCTTGACCCGATCTGTAATGTTAATACCAACAGCCTGAAGGTCGCCATCCATAATTGGCTGGGTGGCTGGCACCATTTCCTTCATTTCTTCGATAACAATCTCACCGATGCCCGTACCAAACACCGCAGAGTTAATTAGGCATTCTGCAACGGCCTTGCGTACCATGCAGTCTTCAAAATCTTCGGTAAGTTTGTTTCTTAGGAACTGTACGTCCTGCTTTTCGGTGTCTCCCATGTTGTCAGAGACATCAAACCACTTGCCACGGCCAAAAGTAGCTTCTTCTAGCTCGGCTACATTAGACTCAACGGCCTGCTGAAGCGCAGGAGAGATAATGCGGGAGCGCTCAGAGCGACGATCGCTATCAGCAGGATCCCATATTCCTCGCCATAGTCTGTAATATTCTTCAAAACGGCTTTCGTAATTCGACTCATAGTAGTCGCGCCAATCCTCACATTTGGTTATCACCCAATCTTCTATAGACTGCTCAATAACAATTGGGTCTTCTTCGTTAAATTCGGCCATATCAGTACCCTGCTACCACGTCTAGTATTTCGTGGTCTTCAATTTCGTATTCGTAGTCATATGCTACGTTAGCTAACTGGTCAATATACGCGAGCGCATCCACCAAGTCATCGTGTGTCAAAGAATCAGGAAACTGAAACAGTTGGTCAAGGAATCGTGAGTTCCACTCTCCCTTGTTTAGCGTTATAAAACCGTTTTCAAAACGGCCCTGTAGCGCCCACATGATTCTATCCGTTTTCTTTTTGTTACCGTGAGTTAATTCTTCAACTCTAAAAAAATTACCATATCTTTTTTGCAAGTCAGCAAGCGGAGACATTACGGCTTGTTTGGCGATTCCTCGCTCGATACCCACACTAACGGGGCGATAATCTCTGACTGCCTGAAAAATTTTGGCTGCCGTTTCGTCAAGGCTCCAGCGTCCGTAGATAATATTATCAACAAACCAGCCATGCTCACTAACTTTAACAACGGCAATCGCAGTATCATCTAGCTTTGTGTTTTTTGTTCGCTTCTTGTTAACTTCTTCAAAGCCCGCCAAGTCAACCGCAATGTAGTAGTCGCCTACATCCGGCTCATCCTCACTAAAGCGTACCCAGTCTTCCTTAAACATCTCTGAACCGCGGGCTTCAAACGACGCCATAAATTCTTGACGAAACGCATAACTCGACATACTGCGTTTAGCAATGTCAATTTCGCCCGCGTCCAGTATTGGATTGTCATAAGAAGTAAAGTGCCAAGCCTTGTACGTTTCATCATCACCAAACTCCGCGTATTTATACAGCTCGTAAAAATGATTTCTTCCCATCGGCGTACCGATAAACATTGCACAGCCTTTTTGATCCGCAAGTGCCGGTCTCAAAATTTGCTCGAACACATCAGGCTTCATATCCGCGTATTCGTCCAATACTAAGAACTTGAGGCTAACTCCTCGCATAGTTTCGGGTCGATCGGCTCCTTTAAGACTAATGGTTGCGCCATTAACCAATTTGATCTGTAAATTATTGATGTGACTACCAGCAATAACAGGATGACCAAGCTCAAGAAGTGTCTGCCACATGATGTCTCTGGCCTGTCCTTGGGTGGGCGCAACATAAAATACGTGTCCTTTATCTGCCTGTAACGCGTTTACTATTAACATCCACGCAGCAAGACGCGACTTACCTGTCCGTCGTCCCGCCGCAACAATTTTAAAGCGAGTATCATCTGCCCAAACTTGTTGTTGCCACGGCAGAAGCTCAATATTTAAATCAGTCAAGCTCGTCTAGCTCTTCTTCTGTTAGTTCGCGTTCTGTTGCCCCTGCCTGAAGCAATAAATCGTTTAGCTCAACAGGAGACCCAAACTTATACATAACCGCCGGAACAGCCCGACGTCCCGTAAGTAATTCGACCATATCCCAACCAGGCTTTCCGGGCGGGATTTTTACATACTTATGATCTATTTCGTACTTAGTTAGCTTAGTGCGAATCGCTTTGCAGCCCGCGCACCAGTCAGCCCCAAGAACAATAACCATTTTACGATCCGTTAAAATTGTTAAATGCTGCTGATCTTTCTAATAACTTAAAAGTTACCGCTACTTCCATCTGCCCTGTTGACGAAGACGCTTGAGTTTTTACAGTGTCCCCATTATGCAGCACAAAAATACCGACGTCGTTTTGACCGCCTATGATTTCTTTGTTACCTGCGCCAATGCTAGTACTGTCAAAGAAGTACATCTGGTCTACGCCACCTGTTTCCCACCAAAGGCTTACTTGGTTTGTACTGCCACCGTGGTTAGCAATAAAGATATACACAATGTGTATCGTGTAACCCGCCGGTATAGTAAACAGCGTCTGTTCAGTAGCGTCTGATAGCGTAATGTGCTTTGTATGAAGCATTAGGAATAAGTCCACATGACTGGAGTTGTCTTGCGATCATCAACGTGAACGAATCCTTTTGCAACCCCGATACCACCAAAATTCATTTTGAGCGCCCAATGCACGATATTCATTCGCTCTACGCCGTTAGATACCGCAATGTCTGCTGCAATCCCTTGATTATGGGTGCCGGGTGTAGTTTTTGAGGCTTCGGCAGGGTGTGTTGCGTCCCGATAGCCTGAGGTAATGCGAAACGGGAAGCCACATTCTTCACGCAACTGATCCAATCGCTCTAAAAATGCGTCATCCATTTCGTTTAGGTTGGTATGCGTACAGTTAAACTCTTCTAGTCTAAAGAACTTCACCGTTGTCCCCATCAATTACCGTGGGTTGGATAGTAGATGGATCAATATCCTTGACCTCTGCCGTACCCACACCTGTTATGTTGATCTGAATAGCGGATTTCCCGCCGTTTTGGACGACATCCTTTTCAAAGGCCGCCACAGGCAGTATTCGATCCATAACTAACTTCCATGCCGCCGCCTGATTCTTATGATCGTGGTCTAACGCAGCATCAAAGATGGTATCAAGTACCCGTTTGGACTTAGGGGATGCCAGCATACGAGCCTTATACTCGTTAATAATCGTGGCATCTCCCTTTGGGCGGCCTACCTTCCCCCTTCCCCCTGGAGAGTTACCGGCCAAATCCTTTTTGGATGGCCTGCCTGACTCTTGTTTGCGTTGCTTGATTTCCCGCTTTCTTCGTTGAACGTGAGATTCTTCCATATTGACTATCTAATCATCATAAAAGAATACGAATCCATCTGACCTACTTCTTCTGGATTCTCTTTGGCGTCGTATTTCGTGGGGATACCACGCTCTTGCATTTCCTTAACCCGCTTCTTCGACTTTTCGCACATCGAATAGTATTCCGTGGGCGTATAGGAGACAGTGTGATCCTTACGGATAGTATGCTCCTTCTTACCGCAGCTCTTACCTTTCATATCTACTCTCCAAAAAAAAGAAGGCTTATTTGCCCTCCTACCCTCCCTATCCTATATATACTCCTATAGCTAAACAATACTCTAATCCCTCTTTTTTTCTTTTTTATTTTCCAGAATCCCCAGTTTCCCCGTAATCCCCCTCTGTAGGGGGCGGGTTGAGTGTTCTATAGAACTTAATGGAATAACGAATAGATCATTTATAAGTTTTAGATCAATAACTTAAAGAGATCTGAAAATCCCCTATTTTGTGTCTGGGAGGGAACAGGCCGGCCGGCCGTGTCGCGTTCCCCCTCCCCGTCCTAATTTTCGCCTGCAGGTTTTCGCATAATGCAAGGCAATCCGCGAGGTAATCCGCGAGGCAAATAGAGACGCAGAGTGCAAGTGTGTGTGACTGAGAAGGAGCCACAGAAGCAACCCCACAAGAAGCAACCCCCAAAAGAGACAACCCGCAATCAAGAAATGTCACATTTGGAAAATAATTAAAAAAGTTTTGTCACATTCTGAAAATCCGAAGCTGTCCCGTAGTAGTTTTATACCTGTCATCAACAAACCAAAGAGGGTAACGACATGCAAATTCAGATAGCTACATACACAAACGCAGATGACGGCTTAGAGGCTCGAATCTACTTTCACGGCGCAGAACAGGCCTTCCCTTATACCGTCGAGATGTGGGATATGGACGCTAACGAATGCGCCCTAGCCAAAAAGGTTGCCAACCTAAACCGCGCCCAATCATTCGGGCGTGCGTTCTGCGGCGAAAACTACAGCGTAGAGGTTTAAAGCCTAGCCGTCTAGCCATCTTCGGGTGGCTTTTCGGGTGAGCTTTGCACCATCAATCAACAAACAGAGAGAGACTTAACTATGAACTACGCAGAATTTATTGAAGAAGCAGAAAGCGCCGCTCGTGACATCGTGGCGGAGTCCAAGGAATGCGGCTCAGACGTTGATGATCTGGCGTGGCAGTTTGCAGACGGTCACGAGTGGGTGATCTACACCGCGCGAGCGTGGGATCTGTGCGACATGATGCGCCGCTGTCATTCCGACCTATTCAGCCAAGCCGAAAGCGATTTCGAGGATCTGGGCGGCATGAAGCATTGCGACAATGTTGACCGCGCCATGACTCTCATTGCCTTTCATCTGATGTACAACGGAATAAAAGACGCTTTGGCAGAGTTAGAAGAGGAGATAGCCGCATGATTAACGTAGGGGAGCAGTGCATTTACTGTAATGCGAGCGTGGCGTGGGGCTCCGGTTTGTACGTGAACCGGATTCCCGCAGACGATGGGGAGCGCATGGGCTTCATGTGCGCGATTTGCTTAGACGATGCGGAGAGGCTGGCCGAAGATTGCAGGCCGGAACTGTTCGGCTTTACTGTCATTGATCGAGACGGCGGCGAGATGCACACGTCGGAGCCGGAATACCTCAGCTATAAAGAAGCAGAGCGGGCCGGTAATCACTCACTGTGCGATATGAACGGCGGCAGCCTAGAGATCTGGCTATGGGATGAAAGCCTAGAAGATGTAAAACAATCATGGGAGGCATGAGGCATGCAACTAACGACAATACTATATGTGATTTTGGTAACCCTGATCGTGTTCACAGTACTGGCCGGACTCATGGCGGCGTTAAGTTTTAACTTTCCGGTGTTCTGGCTATGCGCTGTGGTGTCGGTGCTGTCGGTCTGGTTACTTTGTTACTTGGAGGGCGAACTGTAATGCCTTTGGAATTTATCGTTTTAGCGCTTTTAGTCTATGCGCCAGTGGTCGCAGTAATCAGCTGGATGGCATGGGATCAATTCAAAAACCTATAGGAGCAAAGAAAATGAGCGACATGGAATGGTGGCAGCGTGGCGAGGCCGGCGAGCAGGTGCTTGATAACATCGAGTACTACCTAATCAACAACGACGATGTGGCCGGCTTCTGCCAGTGGGCTACGGAGTTTGGCATCCATATCAGCGGCATCAGGAAAATCCTGGCAGTGCATAACGAGGGCGAGTCGTCTGAATCGTCACATTCAATCAACAAAGAGGGACTTTCTAATGAGACAGCCGGATAATGAGCATTCCAAGATGTTTGGAAACGACGGAGAGCTAGGCAACGATGCCGAGATCATCGTGTATTACGAGTACCTTGGCGAACCCGAGCCAGTACTTCACATCCCCTTTTGGTTTAACAAGGAAGGGTTGGATATGGGGAGGCCATTTAGCGACATGGTGGACAACGTAGCGAAGGCGCTGGAGGAGGCTTATTCGTTTTGGCCTGAAGGCTATATCCACATTCAAACGCGGATCAACCGCGAATTCATCAACATGATTTAGGAGTAATACCCATGGACTTAACAACCGAATACGTCAGCAAGATCTGCCCCGAGCTACTCGCTTCGGAGGTAAAGATCCTCATTGATAACCTGCTTGACCTGTATGACCCGAGCGAGATTTACCCGCAGGTAGTTAGGGTAACGGCCAAGAGCCTGTTTCCCTACGTCGTTACGACTGAGCGTGTGGTCGAGTACCTCGATGGCAGAGATCGCATCGTCAACGCCATTGAATTTCTGAAGGCAGCGCACAATCAACTAGATAAAATTCCCAGGCTATCTGATAACTGCGGCATGGCAATGCTTGAGATAAGCCAGTGGACTAACTATCTCAGCGATGAGCTGCGGGATCTGGAGAGGGGCAATGCAAAAGAACAATGACAAGTACTACCCTGAGACGCTGCTCAAGGTTTACTTTAATTACTGTGCGGCCAATGATATCCGCCCGACGTTCGAGGACATGGACGATTTTATTTCGGAGATCCTTGGCAACAAGCAGATAAATGGCATACCTTCATACAAGACAATCAATGAGGTGTTTACCAATGAATAACAAGATCTATATCAAGGTGGAGGCTATCGTCCCTGATGACGCTGACAAGTTTGAAGGCGCAGAGATTGACGACTTTGATAGAGCTAATTGCATAGCCAAGCTGTACGTTGACCCTGAAGACATCGACGCCGAATACATAGTCGTTAACTCCGGCGAAAGTCATGAGTTTTGGGGTCAAATATTTGATGAACCAACAGACATATTGTTTGAAGAAAGTTGCAGCTGGCATGGCCGGCCGATTATCAACGCATCGGAAGTATGCTGGGCGCTAGAGGAGTCGATACATTGAAAGACCTAAAAGAACTACCAATGGATTCCCTCGAGGAATCATTGCGACAACTAAGGAAAATAACTGGGCCACTAAAAGCTGTTCCTACAATTAACACTAGCGTATGCGATTGGCACATGAACGATTACGTAGATATGGTAAAGGCTGATTACCGGCGAGGATGGGAGGATGCCATAATGGGCAACTCAAATCTTAGCGCTTCTATTCATTACACCTACGGCTACGATGATTGCAAGGAATGGAAGTTAAGCTATGGATACTGATCTATGGCAATGCCTTGTCTGCCAACAGTGGATGGAGCAAAGATATCTAGACCAAGATCAGGTATGCGTAGACTGCAACGAACTCGAAGGCAAGAATGACCCAGAGGCAAAACGGGACTGGCAAGAGTTTGAGCCTTACTGTTAAACTCGAACAGTCCAAGGCGACACCTGTACTCCTCGCCTGTTGAGCCGGTCGGCAGCGCCCCGGTGGGCAATAATCGCTGCACCTACCCTGCGGTGGCACGATACTTGCAAAGTGTTGGCACTTGACATACGCCCCCGCTATGACACCCTATCCAACTATCAACCAATGGCCCAGCGGCTGAACAGGAGTAACTATGACCACAGGCCCAAGCGAGGCACGAACAATCCGAACGGAGGAAGATGTGTTGGCTACGCTGCTGTCCTATCTTCACTTGCACTATGTGAAGGTGGCGAATACAGAAGAGCCACATGTGAGTATTCCAATAGACCCAATGGAGCTAACTCAAATCGTTGCCGTACTTGCGAGAGCAAATACGATGCGAGGTATACGTCCATAGGGCTCCATTAGGGGGAATAATGGAACACCCGTTAGAAGAGTATTGCATAACAGATCATCAAAAAAAGTTAATCAGATTAAGGTATGTAGACGGCCTTAGCTGGAGTGAGATATCAAAAAAAGTTGGGTCTGATAGATCAAACATAAGAAGCACTTGTCAGACTGTTGAGGGCAGAGCAGCTAAAGCTGGCTTTGCGCCGAAGCACGATCACGTTCACACTGTTCCGCCTGGCTACGCAGTGAAAGGATCTTCAACGCTTTATAAGGATGGCGCCGTTGCCCTTCAATGGGTAAAGACTGAGGCAGACAAGCAAGCCCAGCTCGATGCAATAGTTGGTCGAATTGAGTTAGCGTGTGAAGGCATCAAGCCATGGAAGCCAGTCAAGCAGCCGAAGCAGGTTGAAGAAAATCTTTTGTCTCTTCTGGTCGTCACTGATTTTCACCTTGGCTCATACTGCTGGGGCGACGAGACTAGTGAAGACTACAATACCGACATGGCCCGCGATCTATTCCTGTCAAGCATTAAAGAGATGATCGACAGCACGCCTAAATCAAAGATCGGGCTTCTCTGCAATCTCGGTGACTTCTTGCACTGGGACGGACTGCTCCAAGTCACTCCGACTTCCTCTCATATCCTCGATAATGACAGTAGGTACAGCCGTATCGTCGACATAGCGATGACGGTTATGAACGAGGCTGTGCGGATGATGCTGCAGAAGTACGAGAAAGTCGTCTTCGTTTGTGCCGAAGGTAATCATGATATTGCCGGCTCCATTTGGTTGCGTAAGTTCATTAGGAAACTGTACGCCAATGAGCCAAGGCTGGATGTTATCGACAATGACTTCCCTTACTACGCTTATCGACATGGCAAAACACTACTGTGCTTCCACCATGGGCATAAAGTAAAGATGGATCGGCTGCCTAAAGTGTTTTCAAGCGAGCCTAGATTCAGAGAGGAGTGGGGCAAGTCGACGATGGCATACATCCATAGCGGACATTATCACCATGAGCGGATACTAGAAGACGCAGGGGCCGTTATGGAACAGCACCCTACGTTAGCGTCAAGGGATTCATACGCCACTCGTCTGGGCCTTATGTCCCAGCGAGGCGCTAAAGTAATCACGTACGACACTGAAGACGGAGAGGTCAGCAGGATAACGGTTAGACCTAGAGCCTAAGCCGTCTCCCTAGCCTCTTCGCTCAAAGCCCCCTCGATGGCAGCCCTTGTTGTAAAGGGTTTGCCTTTAGCGTCAGTAAAATACTTAATGCCTTGAGCATCCAGCACCTTAATTAACTTTGGCGATGTGTACGCCTTAAAGATGTGGAACAGGTCGCGGTAGTACAAGTATTCAGTCTGATCTTTCATTCGGTTCTCCGTTTAAAAAAAGCCCCGCTAAACCGCGCGGGGCAATAGGCGTGGGAGCGCCTTTCTCACCAAGGGATATCTTCAGTTGGCGCAGGAGCTGGCTGTCGCGCCGGTTGATCGGCTGGTGGCTTCCACATATTTCGCTCTGCATACCACCTGCCTGATCGCCCCTCTTTAATCTCAATGTTGAGCCACTCAATATCTGGGTCAGATTTCTTCTGAGCAGCAACCCAAGCGCCAAACTCATCGAGCTTGATAGATAGCTTTGCCTTCACCCACTTAAACTCCTCACCGTCTGGGCCGGGCTTGGCCAGCATTCCATCTACAAAAACTTTATCGTCCATTAGTCACTCCTTCTGGATTGATTTTCATTGCTTTAGTTTCAAAGGTAGTAAAGATCCCGCCCTTGGATGGAGCAAGATTCAACGCCTCTTTCACTTCGTTTGGGGTTTCCTCAATGATTGCTCTAAGGATATCCCACTCTTCATTTGCTACCGCACTCTTTACTTGGTAAACAAAATCAAAGTTCTCACGCACCGCTTGGTTGTACTGCAAAAGACTAAGCTCGCTTTCTAAAGTCATCAGCTTCTTCCTCGCTGTATGCCTCGCCATGCAATCCACACAACTTAAGAATCACTCGATCCTTTGCTCGCTTCTCAGCCATAGCAAACGGATAGCCGTTCTTGTTGTTGTATGTTGCTGCCTCGCCAATGCTCCATGCAGTCAAGTCACCTAGCCGACCGTGAACCTCGATAGCTACAGCCTTCTCCAGTATTTCAGCGCAGATGATCTTAGGGGCATCGAACGTAATGCCAAGGTAAGCGGCTACTTTCTCCAATGCTTTGTGCTTGATAGCCCAGATGCCGGGCCTGACTGCCCAAGCATCGTTAGATTTGTCAGCCCCAACTTTGTCTAGTAGGGTTCCAATGTTATCTGGAAGATTACTCATACTGCCTCCTTCATTTGATTGAGCTTGCAGTCTACAAAACTTTTTAAAACTTTGCAAACCTTTATATAACTTTGTTGACAGATCGGCTGAAGTCGTTCAGAGTTAAGAGCTTTCACCACAACAAAAAGGGGATAAAAATGCAGGACGAATGGGCAGACTACTGTGACGCAGTAGGTAGCAAACCCACGTTTGTAATCAAAGAAGAACTAATCAACGAAGCCTTTCCCGGAAACCCACATTACACGAAACAAAACGGATCATCCCTCTCTCGCTTGCGAGGCGTTGCAGTCAATGGCCGCATAGAAGAGCTTGAGATGCGTTTAGCAAAAGAAAGAGACGTTATTCCGGGGATGATTACTACTGGCACTGTAACGCTCGTATACGCGCCCTCAGGAGCTGGTAAGACGGTGTGGATTTTGGGCAACCTATTCCAGAGTATTCGGAATAACCTGATAAAAGGCTCGGATGTGATCTATTTTAACGAAGATGACGGAGCCAAGGGCGTACTCCAGAAGGCCAAGATGGGCCACAAGCACGGCATGACCATGATTACCCTGGCTAACTCTCCAGATCCTTCGCTACGCACAACGACTGACGCGCTCCATTTGCTGAATGCTATCCGCGAGGAGGGCGAAGCTGACGGCAAGATCGTTATCTGCGACACTCTCAAGAAGTTTGCTCCCGTCCTCAATAAGGGCGATATGCGAGAAGTCCTCCACGTGTTTCGTGAGTTCGCCGCTGCTGGCGGCACAGTCATCCTGCTGGGTCACTGCAACAAGCACCGAAGCATGGACGGACGGCTAATCTATGAGGGCGTAGGTGACCTCAAGGCAGACGTAGACAATATGTTTGGCCTTGATCCTGTCAACGACAAGTTTGCCTTCTACCAAGAGCTGTTAGTAATCAATGAGAAGGATCGTAGCCAGATCAGCTTCGAGGGCGGGTTTAAGTATAAGCAGACCAGTGCGACAGTGGGGTATGAAGAGTCAGTAGATTCTGTGCAGTTCATGACAGTCGACGACATCACAGAGCTTAAAGAGAAGCAACGAGCGCAGATCAACATAGGTAAAGCCATCAGCAAATACGAAGACGAGTACGTGCTTCTAAGTAGCGTTATGAAAAACAACAAGATGTTTAGCCAGTCTGACCTTCTTCAGCTTTTACATGATGACGAAATCAATCCCAATGGATGCACCAGAAAGAAGCTTCTTAACTGCATTGATTTACTAAAAGGAAACAATCTAAAGCTAGAGAGACGTGGCGAACACGGCAAGAAATTCTACCGCTGGGTACCAATGTAAGGAGAAAACATGAGTGACATAAATGAATTAATAAAAGTGTTAGATACGTTGTTTGGCGATCTTGATTCTGCGGAGCTTGATCTAGAAGAAACGGAAATTAGCAAGCCAGACCACCCTTTTTTTCAAAAATTTAGCTTAATAAATAAAAGCATATGGAGCCTTAAAGACCTTACATCTGAATTGCTTGAGCAGTTAAATAGTGTTCCTGATCGAGTCTACTATATTGGCACCACAACAGAGGTTGATACTTACGTCAGGGTGCATGCCAAAAACCAACGCGATGCTATTCAGTTGGCTTGTGACTTAGTTGAACGTCACATAGAAAGAGGAATGCCTGAGTTTGATGTTCATACTTATACTGAAGGCAAACAAGCGATTGATTATGGGCATGACAAAGATAAGCCGGTGTTTAGCTTTCCATACGCTAAACCCGAATAGAATCCCCAGAATACCCAGAATCCCCAGAATACCTCTAATCCCCTTCTGTAGGGGGCGGGGTAGCTTAGACATAGGGGGGGGTAAATAAGGGTATTAGGGGGAAACTGGGGAAACTGGGGAAACTGGGGAAACTGAATGGACACATCACACCGCTGGCTTGTTGACACCAAAGACAAGATGAACTTCTTCATCGCTTTCGTTACTACGCAGTTTGATGACGGCAAGAAGATACTGTATGCAATCAAGGATACTACGCGCAGTGACAGGCAAAACAACGCTATGCACCTGTGGTTCCGGCAGATAGCGCAGGAGTTAAACGACGCAGGATACTGGGTACGACATCCTTTCAGTGACAAACTGGAGATACCGTTTACGGAGGTATTGGTTAAAGAAACCCTCTACAAGCCCATCATTAAGTCCATGCACAACAAAAGCTCCACAGCTAAGGTAACACCCAAGGAACTCTCAGAAGCCGCTGAGGTGCTAATTAGGTGGCTCTCAGAGCATAAGGGCGTATATGTACCCTTCCCTCAACAACTAAAGGATCAGCTGTGATCGACAATGAAGACAAAAAATCTTGGTGTCAGGCAGGGGAGCTGGCAGAAAAAGATTTTGTGGCTACCAACAAACTGGTTGGCTGGGGCTTGGCTGTAAACCCAAACAAGCATGAAGACATCTATACGCATGACTTAGTTGGCATAGTTCCCATGGACTTAAAAAGCATCCGCGAGCCTTGGCGGAAGTCTCAGCAATTGTTTGGCATACCGTCAGATTATGCGATATCTATTAACCTTAAAGACCTAAAGCGCTACGCCGAGCTTTATCCAAACATCATAATCATCTTAGATGTTGAGTGGTCTGGCATTTATATGATGACTGTGGCTAGGGCCAAAACCCTAATTACTAATGGGAAAGCTGTAAAACACGAATACAAAAACAGGAAGGACGATACGAAAGGCAATGCTAAGGTCAGCTATGTGTTTGACCTTAGAGACTTGGACAAGTTGAGAGAAAGCAAATGAGACTAAAAAGAACAGCAGCAGACCACTGGTTTAGCCGATGCGTACGTATGCGAAACGACTTTAAGTGCCAAGGCTGTGGCGCACAGTACGAGTCAAACAGCACAGGGCTGCACTGCTCGCACTACTTTACGCGCGCTAAGAAGGGCATACGGTACGACGGAATGAACGCCTTTGCCCACTGCTACGGATGCCACCAGAAATACGGCAGCAATCCTGACTACTTTGTCCGCCACT